GGTGCAAACGTACAAATCTTAGGTGAAGATGGAGATTGGTGGAAAGTTAAGTTCTCGAACAATCGTGGAACATCTACAGGTTACGCAAACAAGAAATACATCAAAGCCTTCGACACTGGTGGTTACACTGGTGATTGGCAAGGTAATGAAGGTAAAATGGCTTTACTACATAAGAAAGAACAAGTATTAAACGCAGATGACACGAAGAATTTATTCGACACAGTTAAACTTATGGATAAAGTTAGAAACGTTATCCCTGCATTGAGCGGAGGTTCTATCAACAGTAAACTTGCTACGGCAGGAAGTATTGTAAACATTTCTTATGGAGACATCAATGTAACAGTTGAAGGTGGAGATAAGAAGAAGGCAGATGCTATTGCAGGCGAAATCATGAAAGGTATGAAGAAGAAGGGTCGTTAGGCTCTTCTCTTAGCCTTTCTTTTTAATTTAAAGGAGGAAAAGGGATGCCAACAATTAAGGATAAATTGTATTTTAATTTCAACGGTGTCTGGTCTGATACATTTCAATTAGTAAATGTTGTATTGGATAGCGGAATGTTCGATGAGGTTTTCGTTGCACCAAGAGAGATTAATGAAACAAAGGTTAGAGGTAATGATAAACCGATGCTACATAGTGTCGAAAATTCACCTCTGGAATTTGAAATGACAATCGCATTTGAAGGAAAATTCGATGATGCGAAAATTGATTCTATCATCAGATGGTTATGGGTAGATTACTATAAACCTCTATACTTCAAAGGCAAGGAGAATAGAGTATTCTATTGTATGCCAATTGATGATTCTAATATCGTACATACAGGATTCAACGAAGGCTATTTTACAATTAAGATGAGATGTGATTCTTCTAGAGTTTATTCACCAGATGTTATTACAACAAAACAAACTGTAGCATCAACACCTGTTACTATCAACGTTCCAAGTGATAGTCATTTTGATGTATACCCAGAAATTTCTATTAAGAAAACTGGTGCAGGAGTAGTTACTATTGAGAGCCTAGATGATAACGGTAATATATTTGAGGTAAGAGATTTGACAAATGCAGAAGATATTTATATCAACTGTGAAAAGGAAATAATCGAAACTGATATAATCGGTGTGTATAGATATGACAAAATCGTTGGGCATTTCCCAAGATTAGTATTTGGTCAGAATCGCTTCAAGGTCACAGGTGCTTGTGAAATCCAATTTAGATTTAAAAATAAATACAGATTTTAACAGTACAAAAGTGGACAGAAGCAAAAGTTTATGGTATAATATTATTATTAAGGCGTGGTATTATGATTGGAAATGTAGTATTTTTCAAGAAGACTGATTCTTTAATATCTAAGATGATTGCCAAAGTTACAAAAAGTGATTATACACATGTTGCTCTTATCGTTGGATATGATGAGTTGACAAGAGTCGCAACAATTATTGAGTCAGATAGATTCAGTAAGACTAGACTTTCAAGGATTCAATTAAACGAAGAACATGTTGTGTACACTACAGGCTATCAGCCAAAAGAAGTGACAGATAAAATTATAAGATATGCTCATCAACAAATAGGCATGAATTACGATTATCTGCAATTGGTTGGCATATTCTTATCTTTGGTATTTAAAAGAAAAAGAGATGCTTATTTTAATAGTGCCAATAAGATGATTTGTTCGGAATTAATCGACTTGGCTTATTATAAAGCAGGAGTAAAAAGAAATAATTATGACAGCATAGGAAACGTTACACCGCAAGAGTTATTTGAAGTGTACGATTTACAGCAAGTGTAAGAAAGGGGTATGGAGCTTGTTTATTGATATTGATTATAATAAACGGTTGCAGGAAGCTAAATTTCATTTAGCTAAACCTAACAAAACGATAATCTCTCACATCCATGAAAAGTTAGGTGGAGAGATGTCTATCAAGTTAGGCAACATCAACGAATTAAGCTTCTCTATTCCTCATTTCATTGAAGACGAAGAAAGCAATCCTCACGTAGAGTTGATTAAAGAGAAAATGTTAATCAGAGTTACAATGGGAGCATACAAAGAATGGTATGTAGTTGACGGTATTGAAGAAGACGGTGATGATTCCGATATCTTCAACGTTACTGCTTTTTCTTTAGGTTATGAGTTAAAAGGGAAAAGGGTAAGTGAATATACAGAAGATTCTATTAACGCTACGAATTTACTAACGAATCTTTTGAGTTCCACTATTTGGAAAATTGGTACGATTGACCCAATGTTTGATGCGATGTTTCGCTCATTCGATTCTGGGTCGGATTCAAACGTACTAGATTGTATCACACAGGCAGGAGAGACTTATGGTGCTCTGATTGTTTGGGATACAGAAAACAGAAAAGTATCATTCAAGGATATGTCCAAGAATGGTCAATTTAGAGGTATGACCGTAAACTATGGTCGATTCTTACGTTCAATCAAAAGAACTAGAACGACAGATGAAATGGTTACGAGATTATATATTTCTGGTAATGAAGGTTTAGGTATTCACTCTGTCAATCCGACAGGTCAAGCGTATATCGAAGACTTCTCATTCTTTATGTATCCGTTTGAGCGTGATGCAAACAAGAATGTTATTAAGAGTTCGTTCTTTATGTCTGACGGATTGTGTCATGCAATCTTAAATCAACAGGCATTAGTAGCATTGAAAGCACCTGCTATCAAGAGTTACATGGCTGATAAGACAGCTAAAGAAACTGAATTATTAACAGAAGAAACAAAACTCACTCAACTAGAGGGAGAGTTAAAGACGATTGAGGGTCTGTTAGATACTGCAAAGGCTACAGAGAATCAAACGTTAATAGCTCAACGTCAAACAGAGTGGAATGATAAGAACGCTCAAATCACTGCACAGAGACAGAA